TCAAAGATGGGGGTTTTGAAGAGCTTCCTCAAAGTTCGCGGTACGCTGTACCGCAAGCTTGATCGGATCACCTTCCTTCGTCACGCCGTAGCGGTCAACTTCGTCGCACAGAAGAACGCGAATCGGACGCGAAGCCAAACCCGCAGGAGAATTTGCACCGACTAGTGCCAGATAGCCGCCCGGGTAGTGCTTCATGCGAATCGTCGTCGACGACTTGCGGGAGGTCCCCTTCTCGTCCTTGCCTTCCTCGAGTTTTCCCTTGAGTCCTGGCGAGTAAGCGAACATCGGTGAGATGCGCTCTTTCGAGAAGGCTTCGGCCATTTCAACCGTTGGTTGAAGCATCAGCTGCGGGGAAGGTTCTTGGTCGACGTAGTAGCCCATGATGCCCAGAAGGGCTTCCGACTTGCCGAGCTGAGAACTGAACATTAAAACAACCTTTTCGGTCTCGCGATCAGTCGCAGCATCCATCGGCTCTTTCAGGTATGGAGTTCTACTGGTGCGCCACTTGCCCGGTTCAGGCGACGTGCCCGGCGGTACGACGCGGAACTCATCCGCCCATTCGCTACCCGTCAGACGTGAGATAGGTCGGCAGATCCGAGCAAACTCGTCACTCCAAATTCCCATCCTTCACCTCATCGTCGGCAGAGAATTGTCCGCCGTGAATCTTCTCAAGAAGCTCATTGAACATGGACTCTAAAACAACCTCTACCTCTCGCTGAGGTTTGTTCTCTAAAAGACCAGAAAAACGAGTGGGCGCAGACAAGCAAAACGCCCGAAGGCGTTCCGCAGTCTGGCGTGCATCCGCCTTGACTTCGGCTACAGATAAAAGTTCACCTGTACGAACCTTGACATCCAATGCTTTCAACTTCGCAGTTGCCTTCTCCTTCGCTAGGATGGCTTTCTTCAACTCCTTATCAAGGTTGACCGCAGAAAGAATTTCAGCATCTCCATCATCGCTTCCGTCAAAGATTTCTTCTGCCTTTTTCACTTGCTTAGGCCGAAAAGATTCTTTGATTATCGCCTTACATTTCTTCAGCCCGTCTTGTAAAGGAATTTTCCCGTCTATTAACGGTAGCTCCCCAGAATGGCACTTATTGCGCACCCACGTTAGGCTTTTGCCGATCTGGCGAGCAAACTCTCGCATGCTGACACAAGTAGAACTCGGCATAGCTTTCCTTTCGTTTTAGTGCGCACTTTTGCGCATACCTGAAATTCTCCTTCGTGGCTGTACCACAGCGGAATTGAATGTTAAATAGATGCCACCACACTGCGCATTTTTCTGCGCATGCGCACCCTTTTTCACCCTACAGCTAGATGACCTTTGGGACTCGCAAGCACCCGCAGGCCTTAATTCCCCTCTGGGAGAACCTACTGCAAGATAAAATGCCTTGCTACATCTTTGATGCTCCCCTCCCAATCCCAGGGATTGGAAGGGGATCATCAATCGTCATACAACGGCCAAAGGATTAGTAATGCAAGAAATATCCACGACACCGAACAGCTCTCCTCAAATGAATCAATTCAACAGCTTTACGGACTTCATACTCGCCAAGATGCTTGACGAGTACAAGATGTTCGCCGTTGATCTTCACAACACCCAGCTCAACGTAGTTAAGAATTACCTTTGGCTAAGCGCCATGATCGGCACTGCTGGCGGCTCAATACTCGCCTGGGCTGAACTTTCTATGAAGTCAAATAGATCGGCTAGCACAAGCAAAGAAAAAGCGGCCTATCCAGAGGGTATCGGATAAGCCGCCTTTCAACAAAACAAACAGGAAACTACAAAGCGTCCCAGAAATCCCTTTCGCTCACGATTGCAAGCTTCGCTCCATTTTTCCGAAGCTCAACAGCATGCTCGACCTTCCTGCCATAACACGAAAAAGCCCAACTCCTATTCCCGGCATCACCGACGACAAGATAGTCGACCTTTTTAGAGACGTTTGGTTTGACAAAGCCGCCGGCGTTTATGATTGCCTCGCAAACTTCCTCACGACAGCAGCGCTTAAACTCGCCAGTCACGCAAAAGGTTTTTCCTTCAACCTTTATGTCTGGCGAGACGGCGCAAATACCAGAGATTTGATATTTGCTTTTCAGCTCTAACAGTTTTTCTTTGGAGATTGATGTTGAATTGCTTGAATCAACGAAATCCCCAATGAAAGCCATTATTTGCTCGCGCTCTTGAGGAGAAACCTCTCCGTCGTGCGTTGCGCCAACAAGCAAAGAGGCAATCTCATCATACGGATAGCTTCCTGCCAAATATTCGTGCTCGAAAACCCAGTCCCTGAGAGCATTCAACTCTTCATCCGAACACTTTTCATCGACAAGAATGCCATGAAATATTCCGTGAAGCTCCTGAAGTCCGGCTTTGATCATGTCATCACGATCAGTCCACTCTGACAGCCGATCAGCAAGCCAAACCATATCCTCGAGTTCGTCCTGATCGATCTTTCCATCCGACAAATAATCTTCAAGATGTTCAATCACCAGATCCCAAGGATGGTACTCGGCTAGCTCAGCATTTTCCTCGACCCAAGCACGGATTTCACCTTGCTCGGCCTCATTTACCTGACCATCGAAGCAAACGCCACGAAGCAAGCCAGAAAGGCTCCTCAAGGACTTTTGCCGCATCCGACGGCCATTAAATTTCAAGTGCTCCCGCGCACCATATGCTCGAATGCTTTCTCTCTCCATGGAAAACTCCGATACACAAAAGAGTGGTTAATTCCATCTATAGCGAATCTTAAGCTTTGGAGAATGCATAAAGCAAGAGCTCCAAACAATTACTTGCTGGGGCATATTGTCTTCGGGCACGCCAAAGCTCCCATTTCGGGAGCTGCGGAGTCAAACCGAGAGCCAACTGCTCTATCAATACCCTTTTATTTTACCACCTTTTTCTCAATTGTTTCAACGATCTCGAACAACTTTGCTACCGCTCTTTCTTTGTGCATAAGGAAGGTTTTCTGTCCCAGCGATAACTTCTGCTCGATCACGCTTGGAGAGGTGAAGCAACAGTAGTAGAGCCTTAGGAGATTTCGGGAGACATTGGTTAGACGTTTGTCTCGGTAAGCCTCATCCAGTAGATCGGCATCTGCCAGGTCTATGCCTTTTGCGGCAGGGATGGATCGTTTGATTGGGGGTTGCTCATCCTCTTCCGGCTGGCGATCGTAGTAGTACCGAAGTGACTCGCAGAAAACTTGGGTCGCACCTTTCTTCGCTCGAGGGCATTCGCGGTTTGCTCGCGCCCAGTTGCGAAGTCGCTGTTCTTGCTCTTTCGTGATCATTAGAACTCCTCAATCTTCCAGCCGCCGCCGTCCTTCTTTGCTTGCTTGTATACGGCTTTGAAAACGAACGGAAACTTTTCGGCTGCTACCTTGACTTTCACACGTGCATCGTCGGTCCAGTAGCCTTTGACCTCGTGCATCTCCATGACGCCGTCAGCTCGTAGAACAGCGAAATCTGGCGTGTAGCGGCATCCATCTGCGAGCTTAAGAGTGACGCCTTCAAAGGCATACCAGACGATCTCCTGCGCGTTTCTGGCGGCTTCTAGCGTGGTTGCATAAGCCGCCTCTGTGCGGTTCATCTGTCCAGACTTCATGCGCCCGAGCGCGAAGACTTTTCTATTCATGTGCGAGTCTCTCGAGGTCGGTGCGTTCCATCAGTCGCAGCATTGAATCTGCCTGGTGCTTTGCGGCGCGAAGAGCCTGCTTGACGTGCTTTCGGTTTTCCGCACGATCCCAGACGTGATTTCTCACGTGCTGGCTTTCATCTGCACAAACGATCGCGTCGATGGTCGTCTCGAGCGTCTTGAGCGTTTTAGCCATGCGCGGTAGTTCGTCAGGCGTGAAGAGACTGGTCATTTCGCGCCTCCAAAGCGTCCGTTGTAGAACGGCTCACCGCCTGCGCTGATCCAGCCCTTGACGTTCAGGAGCGACAGGCTTTGCTTGTAGAGAGGTACGTAGATGAGCGCATCGTCCTCCCGATATCCGAAGACCCTGAAGCTCTTGACCGGACGCCCGTGCCAGGCTCTGAGCAGGAAAAGGCATCGCTCGCCGATTTTTGGTGCATTGAGCTTTCCGTCCTTCTCGATCGGCTCGAAATCCTCGTCTTTGATTTCAGACATGCGGGGGCTACGAGTGAGTTGCATCGGTTTCTCCTTTTGCGATTTTGAGTTGTTCAATTTCGTCGGGGCGCAGGCGCTGTGGCAGACCCGCCTTCCGCATCTGCCACGTGCCCGCCTTTTCGAGCTTGAGTGGCTTTTCGGGGATCAGGCGACAGCTGTTGCCGAATCGGCGCTTTTGCGGCTTGGCCCAGACTTGACCTGCCTCGTCGACTTCGTACTGGTCGAAGCCCTTGATGTTCCACCTCATACTTCCTCCTGTTTCGTTGCGTCTTCTCGCTGTAGCCGTGCGACAAATCCATCGTGCTTGAGGTATGCGCGTTCTTTCGTTGCGCTGGTGGCGCGGCGATGTGGGACGTTGCAGTGCTCGAGGTGAAGTAGCAGCGTCGTCTCGTATCGGTCGAGCTTGCGTTCAACGAAGACCGGGTCCGTGCGCACGATCCAGTGCCGTCCGCGGGCGTCGATGTATTCGGTTCGCTTGCAGTTGCGACCGGTGAACTCATCGAGGATCATCAAAGCCTCCTTTCTGGCTTAACCATGCTCGACTCAACCAGGCCGATCAGAATCTGGTCGATCTCTTCACGAAGCCTGTGCGTCGTGTCTGCCACTTGCCCGATGTCGGGGAACTGACCCGAGGTTGTTTCCATGAGGACTTTCTCGAGTTGATCGAGGCTCTTGCGAGCGGCGACAATACCCTCACCGGCCTTAGCCAAGGCTTTGTTTCTTTCATTCACCCATTCGGCGGTTAAATATGTCTGACTCATATGAAATTCCTTTTCTTCATGCCTTAGATAGTTTGAGAAAGGTCGAATCGTGTAAATGTCCCAGATGCAACGTCGTTGCTCAGCAAATTCCCATTCCGATTCCACAACGCATCAAGGAACCGCAAAACAACGAAGACTTTTTCCGAGAGCATCACCTCGATAGAAAAATCAGTGTTGAAATGCTTGCCACGTTCTTTCCAATGGCAGAGGTTTGTGTCAAACAATGTGTTAACTGCCAGAAATTCAGCCTTTGGATTGACGGAAAGCTCGTTTGGCCTGAACCCGATCCAGTTCCCGCTTCCAAGTACATGCCCGAGCCTGTTAAGGACGTTTGGGATGAGGCGCAAAGCATTGCAATAAAATCGCCTGCGGCGGCCGCCGGATTGCTTCGTCACGCCCTTGAGAGGTTCTGTGAATACCGGGGTATTACGACAGGATCCTTGGCTAGCCGTATCAACGCCCTCGGACTTCCTGAACGAATTACCGCTGCGGCCCATGCTTGCCGACATCTTGGTAACGATGGCGTTCATGAGGGGTTCATTTATTACCCCAAGGACGCGACGTATGACATCGTTGTTCAAATGTCGAACCTGTTGAACCTGATCGTTGAGCAAACGATCGGTGTTGAAGAACAAACAAAAGCGCTGATTGAAATGCACAACAACCGGAAGTGACATCAGAACACCTCCTCAGTTAAGTTCAAGTGCCTTGCGGGCGTTGATGCGGTCGCGGAGGCCGCGACGGAAGTCGGTCGTTTTGATCTCTACGAAGTCCGCGCACTGACGGGTTCGTGAGGCGACCAGATCACCGACATACTGGTCGAACTTGCTCGGCTGACCGTTGGTCTCCTCGATGCCGAGATTTGTCACCAAGACGGTGGGCTTGTCGTTGCGGTATCTGGCATCGAGGATGCGAGCAAGCAGCTTGGCTTCAAAGGAAGACGGATCGGCGGCGATGTCGTCTAGACAAAGAACATCCAGTCGGGCGAGTTCTGCTGTGATCTCGGCTTCGCTCGTCGTCGCCTTCTGGTTCCCGTAAGTCCCCTGGACGGCTCGAACCAAGTCCATCGTTGCCACAAATCGAACGGTCAACCCCTTGGATTCGCGGAGACTGTTGAGAGCGGCACAGGCGAGATGACTTTTGCCAGTCCCCCAAGTGCCTGAGATAACAAGCCACGGGGTTTCTCCTTCACGAACAGCCTTAGCCCAATGGCAGATCCGCAGGAAGGCGTTCTGCTGAACGTCATCAAAAGGATCAAAGTCCGAGAGACTTGCTTTTGCGAAGCGCTGCGGGATTGCGGCGATCTGGGCGAAGCGTTCTGCGGCCTTCTCGTCGTAGCGACGCTTGAGCACTCGGCATTCAGCCATACCGATGAGTGCGCCTTCCGTGTACTCGATGCCGTCACGCTCGAACTCAGAGCGCATCTTCTCGATCTCCTGCACAAGTTCCGGATCGACCTCGGTCTTTTGGGTGGTGACGGTGGAGGCCTTCTCTGCGCGGATGCGGCTCACACGCTCGAGGATTTCAGTCAGTGAAGTTAGTTTTTGTTCTGTCATCATGTGTCCTTACGAGTTCCAGATCTTCATTGCCTCTTCTCTGGCTCGTCGTGATTCTTCTGGCGTGTACTCTCTGGGTAGAACCTTTGGTCGTTCACAAACCCCGATGCCGTACTGAGGATCTGTGGGTTTTCCGAACGGGAAGGTCTGGTTTTGGTTTTTCGGTCGGTTGCTGGCGAACTCTTCAGCCTTTGTCGTCCAAGTTCTCCAGGCGGCCAGCCAATTGCTGAACTTGTTGTCCTTCGAGATGTGGAAGTTGACGAACTTGGTGAACTCCGTCTGAGCGTTGATGCTTGGATGCTTTGCTTGTGCGTACTCAAGGTATTCAGGCGGGATGGGATCGTCAGGAGAAAATGGGCAGCTTGTCTTTGGCTTGGCTCTTGTCGCCTTCGGCTTTTCGACCTTTTTACCGTCGTTGGTAAGATGGTCGGTTTCCCACGGCGCTTGCGCGGGCAAGCTATTACTTGTTCCCTTTACTTGTTTAATTACTTGTTCATTTACTTGTTCGGGTGTAAGTTTTTGCAGGGGTCCCCTGTAGGTTTTTACAGGGGTCCCCTGTAATTTTTTGCACCCCTCCCCTGTAATTTCTTTCAGGGGTGCAGGTTCTTGCTGGGCTTCTGAAGTTGGCAGTCTGTCAAGGTGCAAGGTGAAATAGCGCTTTTGCCCGGGCATCTGTACGGAGGAGATAAACTCAAGGTCATGTAGCACCTTAAGAGTCAAGCGAACAGTACGATCGTTGACGCGAGAGATCCGCGCTATAGCTTCTGTCGACGGGAAGCAGGCCCCCGTCTTTCCGTTATGAAAGAAGGCGAGGGCTTCCAGCACATCGACCTGAGTGCGATCGGTCAAACCCGATGCGCGGACTTTATGCATAGCCTCGTAACTCATGATTCCCCTCAGCGGCCTTCAGTCAGTGCGCGGTCTAGGGAAGTGCCGGAAATCAAATCCCAGTCAATGTCTGGGAGGAGTTCTCGACGCGTTACAGCACCTCCCGTCTCTCTTTCGATTCGGCAAGCAAGGGCAACGGAAAGTCGCTTGCCATAGATCACGTTATTCAACGACGTGAGCTTGATGCCGCACCGATCAGCCAGTGCGACGCGCTCAACCTTTCGCAGCGAGCGCAGATATGCATTTGCACGGGGTAGCATTGAAGAATCCCTCGATTTGGTTTACCTACCCCGTAAGTGTACACCATTCGATAAACTATGTTGGGTTATCCTCCGCTACTCGCTCTCCTAAGTTTGCAGTTTGCCCCGTAACTTCCAATGGTTGATAATCGGGGTTACACCACAATTGGGAGGATCCATTATGCGGGACATAACCTGTACTCGACGACACAATCTAAAACGGATTGTCTCTAGCTACCCGTCCCAAGTAGCGTTTGCTGAAGCCGTCGGTAAAACCCCTCAGCAAATCGGCGGAATGCTTACTGGGTCAAAGAGTTTTGGCTCAAAAATCGCGCGAGAGTTAGAAGCCAAGCTGGGACTGGAGCCAGGCGTTTTGGATCACCAGCAAGACAGCGATTTTGTTCGTATCTCTGAGATAGGACGAGAGTCGGAGCGAGACGGATGGTTCTCCATCCCATTGCTTAACGTAGAAGCTTCGTGTGGATACGGGACCGAGACCGGGCTCATCTCGATCGTCGGCGGGATTGACATGGCCCCAGACTTTCTGCGAACCTTGCCGGGCGTCGTTTCACCTAACGGTCTGCACGTCGTCAACGCACATGGCGACTCAATGGAGCCCACTATTTGCGACCGAGCCTTTTGCGTCGTAGATACCTCTCAAACCCGCATAATGACGGACGGCATCTTCTGCCTAATGGCTGATGGTCAACTGTTCATCAAACGTCTCCAGCGCAATCTGGATGGCTCGATATTGATGCTTTCGGATAACCCGCGTTACCAACCGCAAGTCATCGACAAGGCGACGCTTGAGCAGACAACAGTCATCGGACGCATCGTTTACGTCTATAACGGTTCGTCACTCTAATACACAAAACACCCACAAGCATAGGCCCGTCATCATGACGGGCTTTTTTTGCGTCCTTTGATCAAGAACAAACCAAGTTGGGGTAGAAAATGGTTGACAAGCATAACCCGTTATGGTTTAATAACTGCACACGGAAATCCGCCATTTTGGGTTTCTATCACCCAAGCCGCAAGGCAAGGCATCGATGGGAAGGGCATCGAATCTCGGCACTTAGCTGTGTCGGGGACCGCCTGAGAAGCGGCTGCGCCGTTGGCTAGAAGGGTCTAGCGACGCGCAGTACAGCTCAGAACGGTAGTCGCAAAGGTCGCGTATGAAAAGTACACGGATGTCGGTAAAGCGTCGGGATGGGATCCACCTGCAAGCGACACATCGCTACACCCAAGTAGATCGATCAGGATCAGTCTTCGGACAGAGGGCATGTTAGCCCCGAGCGGCCTGAGCGCAGACGATGCGCAGCCGTGACCTGCTCGAAAGCCGATCTAAGCGCCTTTCCGCAGAGAGGGCTTAGGTGGGTTTTCGAAAGAAAAAATCACGAAAGGTTTACTGAAAGCCCCCAAAAAGGTAAGATTTCAACACCAAACACATGATCTAGGAGAACGTCATGGCTGTATTCCAACTCACACCTACGGAGGATGCAGAACGCTTAGCAAGCGTCGTTGAGACATCCTTTGAGGAAAAGGACAGATACATCCTCCCCGGTAAGCAAGCTTGTTTCGTTAGGTTCAACGGCACGACCGCCGAACTGGCAACCCATCTTGACTTGATTGGTGAACGAAGCAAAGAAAATCGCCCGTGCCCTGCGGTTATTACCGAAGTTGGCATCTACGGTGGTTACGCACCAACCGCACTTTGGGAGTGGCTAAAGACCCGAATCGGAGGCTGA